CCTCTTTTTCAACGCTAAGGCACAAGTTCCATACAGGAATATTTCGCTATGACCACAAAAACACCTGCAAGGAAACCCCGATCGGACAGCGCTGCAGCAGCAATTCGGGCTGCGAAAAACGCCGCATTGGGGGACCCGATGCCCCCCTCGCACTTGCAAATTTCTGCGGAAGTCATGCCAGATTACCTCGCGATCGTGCGCGCACGCGCGCGAGACGAGTGGAGCGAACTGGACCTGATCGTCGCGGTGCAGCTGGCCGAGTGCATCGTCAAGCAGCGCGAGCAGGACGCCATGATTGCCGTCGAGGGTGACGTGGTGGAGAATGCGAAGGGCACGCTGGTTGCCAATCCGCGGGTGGCGATGCTCGCGAACCTGGCCGGCCGGCAGATGGCATACATGCGCACGCTACAGATGGGCGGCCGGGTGCCGGGCACCGCCGGCGACAAGCGCAAGAAGCAGGCCGGTCGGCAGCTCGAGCGCGACGCGCGCACCGCCCACGGCGAGGCGGCGAAAGAAGACAGCCTGCTAGCATAATGACCGCCCGTAAAACGCCCACTCGCGGCGAGCGCGTGATCGCGTTCATCGAGAAGTACTGCTGCGCGCCGGAAGGCGCCCTGGTGGGAAAGCCGATCGTGCTGGAGCCTTTCCAGAAAAAGTTCATCCTCGAGGTGTACGACAATCCGGCCGGCACCCACACGGGCATCTTGTCTATCGGCCGGAAGAACGGCAAGACCGCGCTGATTGCCGGCATCGCCCTGGCCCACATAGCCGGACCGGAGGCGGTGGAGAACAGCCAGATCGTGAGCGGCGCCATGTCCAAAGATCAGGCGGCTATCCTGTTCAAGCTCATGGTGAAGATGATCAACTTTTCGCCGGAGCTGCAATCCCGCATCAAGATATTCCCTTCGGGCAAGCGTCTGCTGGGTCTGTCGAAGAACGTCGAGTACGCCGCGCTGGCGGCCGAGGGCAAGACGACGCACGGCCTTTCTCCGATCCTGGCCATCATGGACGAGCTCGGCCAAGTGAAAGGCCCCACCGACGAGTTCGTGCAGGCGGTGGAAACAGCCCAGGGCGCCTACGAAAATCCTCTGTATCTGGTGATCAGCACCCAGGCGCCGACCGCAAATGACCTGCTTTCGCGCATGATTGACGCGGATCCGAACCCGCAGATCGTGAAACACGTCTACGCCGCGCCAGATGAGTGCGATCTTGACGACGAGGACGCATGGCGTGCGGCCAATCCAGCCTTGGGCGTGTTTCGATCTTTGACCGATCTGAAGAAGCAGATAGACAAGGCCAAGGCCCAGCCGTCGCAGGAGAACGGGGTGCGTAATCTGATCCTGAATCAGCGCGTGGACGCGGTGTCGCCGTTCTGCCCTCGTACCGTGTGGGAGCTGAATGGCGCCGAGCCGGTGCGCCGACCGAAACAGCGGGTGTACGGGGGCCTGGACCTGTCTGAAGTCAACGATTTGACCGCCCTTGTGCTGGTTGATGCTGACGACGGGAGCGTTTTCCCGACGTTTTGGCTACCAGAATACGACCTGAAAGGGCGCTCCGAGAGAGACAAAGTGCCCTATGACCAGTGGGAAAAGCAAGGTTTTTTGCAGGCAATCCCCGGAAAAACGATACAATATCGCTTCGTGGCGCAGTATTTGCGCCGGGTTTTTGATGATTTCGACGTCCAGTTGCTGGGTTTTGACCGCTACAACATGGCTTTCCTGAAGGAATGGCTTAACCGGCCGGACCCCAAGACGGGCATACCGTTGTTTTCCCAAGAAGAAATTGACAAATTTGTTGATTTCGGGCAGGGTACAGCCAGCATGACGCCGGCTCTGCGGGAACTTGAGGTAAAATTGATCGAAGGGCAACTGCGACACGGCAACCACCCGGTGCTGTCAGTGTGCAATCACAACGCAAGGGTGGTCGGGGACAGCGGCGCGCGTAAGTTCGACAAGCGCACCGCCCGCGGCCGTATCGACGGGATGGTGGCCCTAGCCATGGCGGTGGGCGTGATGCCACAGGAAACACAAGAGGAAAAAGGATCGATGGACGATTACCTGGCTGACCCGGTGATGCTATGACGCTGAAGGACAAGGCTCTATCTGTCCTCACCAGCGACCGCAAGGCGCTCTACGGCACCTTGCAAGCGGCCGTCGCCTATCGGGAGATGGACCGTGACCCGGGCAACCGCGATATCGTCAACGGCTCTTACAACACTGCGGGCAACGGGACGCCGCGTGTTGATCACGCGCTGCAGCTTTCCGTAATCTGGTCCTGCATCGGGCTGATTGCCAGCACTATCTCCACCCTCCCCCTGTTCATGTTCGAGCGCACGGTGACGGGCGGCCGGGATACCCGGCGTATCGCGCGCGAGCACCCGCTTTACTACCTCCTGCACGACTCCCCCAACGCCGATATGACGGCGGTGGAGTTTTGGGAATCCTGCCTGGTGCGCATGTGCACCTGGGGGAACGCTTTCATCCTGATCAATCGTAGCGCCGGCCGTATCATCTCGCTCGACCCGCTCGACCCCGCGCTGATGACGGTACGGCGCACACTGGACGGCGCCATTACGTACCTGTACGCCGATCCGCGCGGGCAACGTGAGTACACCGAGCGCGAGATCTGGCATATCAAGGGCTTCGGCTCTGATGGCCTGGTGGGCCTGTCGCCGATTGGCATGGGCTGGCGTTCAATGGTGGGCGCTACGAATATCGCCCGCGCCGGTTCGGAGCTGTTCGGCAAGAGCCTCAAGCCCGACGCCGTGTTGTCGACGAAGGAAATTCTGACGCCAGACCAGCGGCGCCAGATGAAAGACAAGCTGATGGGCTCTCTGTTTGGCGGCGAAGGCCACCGTATGATGCTGCTCGAGGCCACCGACTACAAGCAGTTGACGATCAGTCCTCTCGATGCGCAGATGATCGAGCAGATCAACGCCAGTGTGGAGGATCTGTGCCGCTGGTTCCGCGTGCCGCCCTCGATGATCGGGCACGGTGGTATGGTGTCAAACTGGGGAACCGGCCGGGAGCAAATCAACCTGGGTTTCAAGCAGTATGTGCTGGACCAGTACACCACGCGCATCGAGCAGAGTATCGCAAAGCATCTGCTTACGCCGGCCGAGCGCCGGCGCTACTACGCCGAGTTCAATTTCGAAGCGCTGCTGCGCTCCGACAGCGCCGGCCGCGCCGCGTTCTACAATGCGGCCCTCAACGGCGGGTGGATGAACGTCGACGAGGTGCGCGGTAAGGAAAATCTCGAACCGGTGCCGGGCGGTGATGTGTTCCGCGTGCAGTCGAACATGGTGCCGTTGACAATGCTCGGAAAAATCACCAGCACAGCACAAACTGGTACAATCGGGCAAGATCCACAAGGAAACGACGATGACAATCCTGCATAAGTCCATCGAGCTCGAGCTCAAAAGCTTGACCGACACCGGCCATTTTTCGGGCTACGGTTCGGTATTCTCGACCCCCGACAAGGTGCGGGATATCGTCGAGCCCGGCGCCTTCGAAAAATCATTGCGCGCGTGGTCCAGCCTTGGCCGTACCGTGCCCGCGCTCTGGCAGCACCAGAAGGACCAGCCGATCGGCCACTGGCCCGAGCTGAAGGAAGACGACCACGGCCTGTTTGGCGGCGCCGAACTGTGGCTGGACGACGCGCCGTACGCGCGCCTGGCGCACAAGGGCATGAAAACTAAGTCGATCACCGGCCTGTCCATCGGCTATCGCGTCAAGCGTAACGAGATGGACCGCAAGAGCGGGCACAACCGGCTGCTCGAGCTCGACCTGGTGGAGATCAGCGTGGTGACCAACCCCGCGCATGATGACGCCCGGATTGCCGACGTCAAGAGCATGATCGAGTCTGGTCGGCGCCCCACTATCCGAGAATTTGAAGACTACCTGCGGGATGTAGGTTTCTCCAAAAGCGAAGCCGCTTGTATTGTCGCGGGCGGCTACGCCAAACTGCTTTCCCGGGGTGAGCCCGGTGGCGAACAACGCGACGCAGCACTGCGCGCCCTGCGCGAATTCAAACTCACCCCATAAAGGAAATACCATGGACCACGAACTGCAAGAAGAACTCACCAAGATCAAGGGCGCCGTCAATACGGCCAACGACAAGGTGTTGGAAAAGGCCGAGGAAGCTGTCGCCCTGGCCAAGGGCAACAAGGTTATGTCCGACAAGCTGAAGGAAATCACCGACGAGCTGATGATCAAGCAGTCGGAAGCGCGCGCCGAGCTGGACGAACTGATGCAGAAAATGGCCCGCCGCGGCGGCACCGAGAAGCAGACCCCGGAAACGGCCGGCTACAAGTTCATCGAGAGCGAAACGTTCAAGAACCGCGGCGAATGGGAACGCGGCTCCAAGATCCAGGTCGACGTCAAGGCGATTACCAGCCTGGGCGGTTCCGCCGGCGCTCTGATCGCACCGGATCGCCAGGCCGGCATCCTTGAAATCCCCCGTCGCCCGCTGACGGTACGCGCCCTGGTCGCCCCCGGCCGTACGAATTCGAATCTGATCCAGTACTTCCGCGAGGACGTATTCACCAACAACGCCGCCCCGGTGGCTGAAGGTACGCGCAAGCCGGAATCGAATCTGACGTTCACCCAGGCCGACGCGAAGGTGATCAAGCTGGCGCATTTCATCAAGGCTACCACCGAGATCCTGGACGACGCCCCGGCCCTGCAGTCGATGATCGACGAGCGCCTGCGCTACGGCCTGGATTACGTGGAAGACCTCCAGCTGCTGATGGGCACCGGTGTGGGTAACAACCTGCCGGGTCTGTACACCAACGCGACCGCCTACGTGGCCCCGTACACCCCGGGCGCCGGCGAAACGGCGATCGACCGTCTGCGCCTGGCCTTCCTGCAGGGTGAACTGTCGCTGCTGCCGGCCGATTCCGCCGTGTTGCACCCGATGAACTGGGCGCAGATCGAACTGCTGAAGGATACCCAGGGCCGTTACCTGATCGGCAACCCGCAAGGCACGCTGGCCGCAACGCTGTGGGGCCGTCGTATCGTCACCACGCTGGCCATGACCGCAGGCCAATTCCTGGCTGGTAACTTCCGCCAGTCGGCGCAGATTTTCGACCGCGAGAACGCGAATGTGGTGGTGTCGACGGAGAACGAAGATGACTTCGTGAACAACCGCGTGACGATCCTGGCCGAAGAACGTCTGGCGCTGGCCATCTACCGCCCTCAAGCGCTGATCAAAGGCGCCCTGCCGGCTGCGGCCTAATGACGATGGCGGCTTCGGCCGCCATCTTTTCAGGAGAACAAGATGAAAACGAAAGTTAAAGCGCTGACCAGCTTCATGCATGGGCGCGTGCATGCGCACCTCGGCGATGAGCTGGAAGTCACGAAGGGCGAAGCTGACGAGCTCGAAAAAGTCGGTCTCGCAGCCCCGGTGAAAGACGAACCGGCCCCTGTCGAACAGTCCAAGGCGCCCGCACCCGAGAAAGCGCCGCAGGCAGCAGAAGCGGACACTGACGTCGATGATCTGCTGGGCGGCGAGAAGATGGACGCCGAGCCGCAGAACAAAATGGACGCCGAGCCGGAAAACAAGGCCGGCGAAAAGAAAAGCACCCATTCGCGGAAGAAATAAGCCATGTCCATCACTGTTAAACTGTTGTCCACGTACAAGAATTTCACGCCCTACACCATTCTCGATCTGCCGGACGATGTGGCTAACGCACTGCTGGCGAACGGCGTGGGCGCCACCACTGACCTGACCGGCGGCGTGCCAGCAGCTTACAGTGATGGCGCGGCCTACGCCACGGCCCCGACCGTGGAGGCAAAGGCGCCCTTCGTCGTCCGTTCGCTGGACCGGCAGACGGTTACTGTACCCTCCGGCAGATCGTTGAAGGTGGTCGGCACGGTCGGCGCCGCGGGGGTCCTGGAATCGCTCAACAGCTGGGGCGGGGTGATGCGTTCGCGCAGTCTCGGCGCCGGCGAGCTGTTGATCAATGAGTCGCTTACGGATGATCGGGACTACCGTATTCGCGGCATCTCGGGCGAGTACACCGTGTCCATGCCGGCTGCGTTCGCGGAGTCGCGGGACGGTCTCAACCGGGCGCCCGGGAATTCTGACAATGCCTCGGCAGGGTACACCGCCAATTCGGTGTGGCAGGCGCGCGGGAAAATTTATCAGCCGACGCTTGCGCCAACCGCCGGATCCGCCGTGTGGGGCGAGGTAGCGGGCTTCGGGGGTTCGTTCACCGACATCATGGGCGCGGCAACCATATCCGCCTGGGGCACGGTGGCGATGAAAACCGGCTTCACCGGTCCGGCTGTCGATATCACGGTGACCGTGGGCGGTGCCCCGGTGGTCACAACCCTGAATATCCTGGCCAATGGTGAGCTGGACAACAACGCCGCATTTGCAGCGATCGGTAAAGCTGACGCCGGCACGTTCCCGACGTGCACGCAGGTCTATGACCAGTCCGGCGCGGGCAACCACTGGACGAAAGACCCCGCGTACCCGGCGCCTTACTTCGTGTACGATCCGAGCGAAAGGCGTTTCGGCCTGACCGGTAACGGCCCGAATGCCGGTGCGCCGCGCACGCTACGCGCGCCAAACGGCACTTTCACGGGCACGAACCTGGATTCCGGTTTCGGCGTCGCCAGCGGCGCTTTCACGGTGTTTGCATACGCGCGCGGCAATGCCGCCACTACTGCATCCGCTACGTTGTTCGCCCTGGGCGATCGCACGCTGCCGGCGTCGCGCATGTGGTCGCTGACCACGGAAACCAACGGCCGGCTATACCTGAACCGGAGCTTTACCAAACTGCAAAGCGGAGCGCCCCTTGGCGTGAATGCCCAAGCCCAAGCCCTCACGGTGGTGTGCGCGCCGACGACCGTAACGATCAACGTGAACGAGGACGCCAGCACGGAAACGCACAGTGACACGAACACGTATAGCAGTGGGTGGCTGTTCTGCTACTCGCCGGCCGCGACAGGCAACTATGCCAGCCACATGGTGTTCGGTTTCGGCGTTGCGAAGGCCGCGGCCACCGCTGCGCAAGCGAAAGCTCTGCGGTACTCCGCATACGCCCGCTTCGATATCCGACCGCAGGTGCTCGATCAGGTGTTCATGGTTGGCGACAGTCGCACGGCATCGCGGCATCCGCTGACGGCGCCTTTTATGGCCCTGCCCACTTTGCTGGCCGAGGTACTGGGCAAGGATTACCGCATCTACGGCCTGGGTAGCTACGGCGCGCAAACACCCAACCTGTTGGCGTCCGGCACGCTCAAGACGATTCCGTTTGCGGCGTCGCTGTACAACCCGGCCGCAAAAAATGTCGCCACGTTCCTCGGCGGGGTGAACGACGTTTCGAGCGGGGCGTCGGCGGCACAGACCACGCAGAATATTAAGGATTGCGTGGCCGCGCTGAAGGCTGCGGGCATGAAAGTGGTACTTTGCAACGAGCTGGCCACTAACGGGGCCTCTGCTGCAACACTGCGCAGCGTACGGAGCCAAGTGGCCGGCTTGGGCGCCAGCGGGATGGGGGCTGATACCCTTATCGACCTGCTCGACGTCGAGGCCATGGGCACCCCCGGCAATACCTCGATCTACGCTGATGGCCTGCACCCCACGGGACCCGCAGATCAATCCATGGTATCCGTGATCGCTAAAGCCATCTGACGAGGAGAGCGACGTGTCGAAACAGATCAAATTGCTGGCGACATACTCCGTGCCCGGGGGCGGGTACTTCTCCCCCGGTGCAATTATCTGGGTCGATGACCCCGTGGCGGATCAACTGATTGCCAACCGCAACGCCACCTACGATCTGACCGGCGGCCGGGTGGAGTTCCGCCCCTCGCCGGGTAACGGCTTGGGCTCCGGTGCGAACTTGCCGGGTAACCAAACGATTAGCGCCAACCAGACGGCCGATGTGACGGTGCCTTCCGGGGTAACCCTGGGACTTGTGGCCACGAGCGGTATCTCGGGCAACTGGGCGGTGATCAACCCGGACGGCACCACGGCCACGCCGACCGCCCTGGTGGGCGGCACCTCTACCATCGGGGTGTTCCTGGCCGACACGCGCGTGCGCTTCACTGTCAACACTGGAAGCTTGACCATCAAGCCCGGGGTGGTGGCGGGTAGCATGAAGTCCTCGCCGCTCTACTTCGTTCCGATCGACCCCGCCACTGGCGAGCCCTACAAGATCGAAGGCGGGGGCGGCAGCGGCGGGACGTTCGACGGCACGGTAACCATCGCCGAAGGCGCCGACGCAACGGTGGGCACAAGGGCCGACGCGCCCGCCAGCGACCCTACTGGGGTGAACACGGTCGTATCGTTGAACAAGGCCCAGGTGATCGCGTCGCAAGAGATCGCGAGGACGGTGGGCCCGGCAGCCATCGGCGCCGCGGCGACGAAGTCGATGCTTATCGGCGGCATGTACTACGGCGCGTCGGCCGCTCGTACTGCGGGCCAGATGGCACCCCTCGCTACGGACGTTCGGGGCAATTTGCTTGCGCGGGCGTATGGCACCCCTACGACGGGCGCGGACGGTCACAGTAACTCATTGTCCATGTTCAGTAATGAGCAGGAATCCACCGGGGGCTCGCACTTGCTCGCTATCGGCGGCTACGTGCTGAACGATGCCGGTACCTGGGACCGTCTGCGCGGCGATACCGCGGGCCTGCGCATCCAGCCGGCCAAGCGGCCGGGCACGAATCGTTCGATGCTGGTCACGATGACTAGCCAAACGGTCATCCCCGCCAACGCGAACAGCTGGTTCCTGGCGAACGACTCGGCGGCGGATATCCTGATCAACATTGGCGCGGCGGCCACGGCAACGGATGCCGACACCGAGGGCACGTTCAAGCTGCGCCCAGGCGAGCGGCTGTCGTCGCGCGACGTGGTGGAGACGGGCGCGGTGAACGCGGTGGTGGCGAGCGGCACGGCCCGGCTGAAGGCCCGGAGCACCTGATGGCGACGATTTGCGCCGATTCTGTCAACGGCGTTGACACTAACTCAGGAACGCAGGCTTTGCCTGTCAAAACTTGGGATCGTGCGGTGGCCTTGGCGGCAAGCGGCGACACCATCCTGCTGAAGCGGGACTGCTCTTTCGATCCTTCGGGCGGTTTCTTCGACGCGATCGCCTCGAAAGACAATATTACGGTAGATGCATACGGAACCGGCGGCTTGCCCGTGCTCGACGGGCTGACCTACGAAAATTCCGGCGCCACCGGGTGGGCGCATGAGGGGGCCGGCGTCTGGTCAAAGCTGTTCGGCAACGGAGCGAGTGCCACCTCACGGGTCAAACGCTTATGGACGGGGGCCAACAAGGCTGGCAACCTGCGGACCCAGCGCACGGTCGGCACGGCGCGGCGCCGCGCCAAGACGCCATCGGCCGACGACCTGGCCAGCATCACCGCTAACCTCGACAATGATGATATCTGGTGGCCCTCACAAGGCGCCATGGGGTACAAGCTGTACGTCTACACCGGGTCCACTACGGTGAACCCGCCCACGTTCTACAACGGTCTTGCCTTGTTGGCAGGCGATCAAGCTACGGTTGGCGCGCAAACGTGCCTCCTGCTGCGGCAGTGTTCGAATGTGCTGGTGCAGAACATCGAAGCATGGGGCGCGAACAGCACCGCGTTTGTAGCGCAATCGAGCGTGAATGACACCGCCCCCACCGCCAATATCACTTTCCGTAATTGCGTGGCGAAATACTTCTACACTGGCGGGTTCCGCGCGGCCCCGGCCGGCGACAACAGCGCCCTGCCCAAGGTGGAAGTGTCGAACGTGCTATTCACCGGGTGCGTAGCTGACATGGGCACGTCGCCGCAAGAGCAGGAGCCGGACAACACCTACAATTACCTGATCAACGCACCGGACGCCTTTGCGTTCCGCGACAACGCAACTAATTGCCGCGCAGAATATTGCACGTCGATTAATAGTATGCACGTTGCTTTTACGATGGGGGCATATGTAGATAATCGATACCCTACCGACAATTGCGGATTCTATCGATGCAAAGCATTTTGGGATACATGGCATACCTACGGGCGCGCATGTACGACATACCCAACAACGCCATCAAGCTACATTATTGAATGTGATTTTGATGGTCAAACAATTTGCAGCCAGCTTAATGGCGCTCCGTTTGTCTACCGCAACGTATGGCGCAATATGCGACTAACGAATACGCGCGTAGGGGTGAGCCATGCGATTGCCATAACGGCCGAATTGCTTTACCGCTCGGGATCGTCCGCATTGGGCGATGATGCGTATATACGCAATGTCCCTACCGGTGTGCGGCTAGTAGAGAATATGTTTGTTGATCCTGTTGGCCATATAATTCGACTTTCTACGTTTAATCCGTACAATTACCCTGTCCCTGAACCTGTCATTGCGGACGGCACGGTGGAGTTTATCAACAACATTTGCTATCACCGCGCATCTAGCGCGGCTTGGTTCCAAGTTAATCAATCTGGTGAGCCTGTAGGCGTTCAGCTTTTCCAAAACAATGACGTGTTTACAGGCGCTGGAAATCCGGCCCCTGTCGCGTTGATTGCGGGGGTGGAAATGGCTCTGAATGCCGCGCCCGGCTGCGCAGCGAACATCGATCTTGACCCCCAAGTGGATTTCAGCAACCCCACGAGGGCCACGCTTGCGTTATCATCCCCTTGTCGAGGTGCCGGGAAGTTCACCCGCGCGCCCGCCGACATGAGGCAGTACCGGCGCCCGAACATCGGCCCCGAAACGATAACTTACCTATAGGATCTGGCATGGCCTACAAAGTCGTCATCCCGCCGGCCGCCGAGCCGATCACCCTGGAGGAGGCGAAAGCCCACCTCCGGGTGGTTTTCGACGACGAGGACGCACAGATCAGCATGATGATCGCGGCGGCGCGCGGCATGCTCGAGAAACGCACAAACCGGCTCCTCATGGCGCAAACGATTGAGTTCGCGTCGAAACTGTGGGGCTTCGGCCTGCGCGTACCTGTGGCGCCTTTCCGACAACTGGTGGGCGTGACGTACCTGGACACCTCCGGCACCACGCAGCCGATCGACCTGGCCGACCTGGCGGTCGACTCGTTCGTCGAGCCGGCCATCATCGGGCTGCCCTACGGCGGCGTGTGGCCCGAGGCACAGCCCAGCAGCCCGCGCACCGTGCGCGTGGAGGTAGGCTATGCGGACGCCGCGAGCGTTCCGGCGCAGCTGAAAATGTGGATGCTGATGGCAATCGCCGCGATGTACGAGAACCGGGAAGCGCTCACCGCCGGCGTGACTGTGCAGCCTTTGCCCGAGGATTTCATGAGCTGGTTGTGGCACCCGTATATGGTGTATGTATGAGGGGCGCGGATCTCGACCGCCGCGTAAGCCTGCAGCGCCAGCGCATGGTAGACAACGGCTACGGCTTGCAGCCGATCGACGAGTGGGACGTGATTTTCGCGCGGCTGCCGGCCCAGGTGCAGGACACCTTGCCCAGCAAGAGCGAGCAGGTGCGCAACGGCGCTCGCGTCGCTGACCGCACCGCCCGCGTACGGATGCGTTTCATGCGCGGCGTGGACTCGGCCATGCGCGTGATCGTGCACAACGACATCGACGAGGTGTACCAGATTTCCAGCCCACCCGTGGAGATTGGCCGGCGCGAGTGGATAGAGTTCGTGATAACGGAGTACACCACCCATGGCGACACGTGACGAAGCAATAGGCGGTGGGCGGGAGCTGGACAACCTCCTGCAAACGCTGCCAGCGAAGATGGAGCGCAACATCATGCGCTCGGCCCTGCGTGAAGGCGCGAAAGAGGTGCTGGACGAGGTTCGGCAGCGGATCCCGGTGGACTCGGGCCAGCTGGCCGCCAGCGCGCGGATTACCACGCGGTACCGAAAGGGCACCGTAACCGCCAGCGTCAAGGTGGGCAACTTCGTCGCCTGGTACGCCCACCTGGTGGAGTTTGGCACCCGGCCGCACGTCATCCAGCCGCGGCGGCGTGGCGGCGCGCTGCGGATCAACGGCGCCGAAGTACGCAGCGCGGACCACCCCGGCACCCGCCCGCAACCGTTCATGCGGCCCGCGGCCGATGCATCGCTCGGGCGGGCGATCGAGGCGGTGACGCGGCGTATTCGCCAGCGGCTCACCAATGCCGGCATCAACACGCCGGCCCCCACTCCTGCGGACCCCGAAGAATGAGCGCCGTCCGAATTATCCGCGAACTGCTGATCAACTGGCCCGCCGTAGCAGCCGCCGGCGTGCCCGCCAGCCGAGTGATCATCGGTGCGTTACCGCAAGGCGACTCGGTGCCAGCCATCGGCATCACCGAGATCAGCGCCAGCGAGCCGTGGAAGACCACCACGCGCGGGCGCGCTAAGACCACCGTGCGCTCGCGCGTGCAGGTGACGGTGTACGCTAAGGACTACGCCCAGCAGAAACAATTGATCCAAGCGACGAAGCTGGGGCCGGGGTACAACATCGGCGAGGTGGCCGGCTTTACCGTCAACATGGTCGACCCGGTAAGCGTGAACCCGGATATTTACCCAGGCGACGACAAAATTTTCGAGCAGTCGCGTGATTTCATGGTAACTTTTGCCGAAGCGAACTAAAATACTGGTGAGCTTCTAGCCCGCCCGTATCGCATGGTGCGAGCGGGCTTTATCACAGGAGAGTAAGAATGGCATTCGAACCCGATTTCGAAGTTATCGCCGGCACCACGCTGCACATCGCGGCCGGCCGACCCACCGCTGACACCTCGGCCGCCTATGTGACGCTGTTCACCGGCGTGACCGACGATGACGGCTTCGAGCTGACCAACGTCGGCGCGGTCGAGGGCCGCAATTCCGACATCGCCACCCTGACAGTGGTATCGCGCGGCCGCACCCGCCAGAAGCCGGGCACGTACACCTTCCCTCAGGCCGACTTCACGATCCAATGGCTGACCGGCACCGATGCGTTCAACACGGCCGACACCGCCATGCGGGATCGCTCCATCTGCTCGTTCCGCCTGACCCGCCAGTCCGGCGCGGTGCTGTACTTCACGGGCTACGTGCTGTCGCTGTCGGATGCCGGCGGCGGTCCGAACGATGCACTGACTGGCACTCTGTCGATCCTGCGCGACTCCGAAGTCATCCGCGTGGAACCGACGCCGTAACTTTTCGCCCACCTGGGCATAACCGGGCATCGTCCCGCCGCGCGTAAAAACCTTTCGAGAGGGGGCGCGCGGCGGGTTCGGTGCCAACTCCTCTCGAAAGGGAAACCATGTTCGATATCAGTACCCTGGAAATCACCGACACCGCCAAGTACCACGTAACGGCGGCCGACGGCACCGAGCAGTTCGACGACAAAGGCCGCGAGGTAACCATCACCATCGCCGGTCCCGGCACCGACAAAGCGATGCGCGCGCAGCACGTGCGCGACGAGAAACAGGCTACCCGCTCGGTGGCGCTGCTGACCGGCAAATCGCAGAAGAACGCGGAGGAAGCCAAGCGCGTGGAGCGCGCCGAGTTCCTGGCCGCCATCACCGAATCGTTCGACAACTTCACATACGGCGGCAAGGCCGGCTACGAAGCGTATAAGGCCCTGTACCTGAACCCCAAGCTGGGCCACATCGCCGATGGCGTTGAAAAGACGTTCAACGATCGGGGAAACTTCATGCCAGCTTCGTCGACGAACTCGCCCAGCACGTCCGCTACATCGGCTGGCTGAACACCGCGCCCGAGACCCCTCCTGGCAAGAAAGGCTCGCCGGCAAAAGCGCAACGCCCACGGCGTGAACAGATAGAAGCCGCAGGCCTTGTGGTGGCGATGCCCCGGATTTCATGGGCCGAGTACTTGGTGGGGTACCTCTTCGAATTCGGCCCTGTTTCTAAAGACGGGGCATGGGAGGCGGGCGATGTGAACGAAGTAGAAAGGCTGCTCAAGGTGCAGTTCCAACCTTGGGAAAGCCGAGCCCTGGTGAAGTTGTCCAGGGAGTATCAAGGGCAGTTGCACGCCGCCACCAAGCCGGAGGCGCCATGCCCTTGGCCTGAGGTAGCCTGGCAATACCGCCGGGCGAAAATGCTGAACATGGAGCGACAGCTCGACGCATTTTGTAAATAGAAAGGGAACCCCGCGCAATGGCAATCGTCTCCGACGTAGAAATCCGGCTCCGTGCCGACATTGCGCGGCTCCAACAAGACTTGAACCGGGCGCGCGGCGAGGTGAACACCGCCATGGGGCAAATGACCCGGGCGGTAAATCAGTTCAAGAACGTGCTGGGTAGTTTGGGGGTAGGTCTCGGCCTGGGCGCACTGGTCGGCCAGGTGATCGGTGCGCAGCGCGAGTTTGACAAGCTGAATGCGTCGCTCATCACTATCACAGGGTCGAGCAAGGCGGCGCGCGAAGTGTTCGGCGTGCTGCAAGAGTTCGCCGCCAAAACGCCATACAGCCTGCAGGAGGTGACCGAAGGTTTCCTCAAGCTCCGCAACCTGGGCCTGACACCATCGGAACGCGCGCTGACGTCGTACGGCAACACGGCGTCGGCGATGGGCAAGAACCTGAACCAGCTTATCGAGGCCGTGGCCGACGCCGCCACGGGCGAATTCGAACGGCTCAAGGAATTCGGCATCAAGGCCAAACAGCAGGGCGATCAAGTGTCGCTCACCTTCCAGGGCGTTACCACGAAAGTGGGCAACAACGCGGCCGAAATCGAAAAATACCTGATGCAAATCGGCGAGGTTAATTTCGCCGGCGCCATGTCGCGCCAGGCCGATACGCTGGATGGCGATTTGTCGGCCCTCTCCGACACCTGGAAACGCACGCTTACCGCGTTCAGCACCTCGGGCTTTGGTGATACCGTGCGCGGCAGCGTGATGGCCCTATCCGCCGCCCTGGTGGATTTGCAGGCCATGTTCAAGGCCGTCACCAGCGCGGCGGCCGAAGAGGGCGGAAAGATCCAGGAGATTAGCCCCATCCATCAAGGCTTAACCACTTTCTTCGAAGCCATCATGGTGCTGGGCACCAACGTGGCCTACGTGTTCAAGACGATCGGAAAGGACATCGGCGCGTTCGCGGCGCAGGCGGCCGTCCTTTTCACTGGCGGATTCCAAGGGTTGATCGACGGCTCGACGCTGCGCGGGGTGCAGGAGATCGGCCGCGCTCGGGTGGCCGAGGCGAAGGAAGAACGCCGCCAGGTGGACGAAACGAGCGCGGCGATCCTGGGAGCCGCGCAGAAAGCCCAGGAAGCCCGAAACGCGGGCAGCAAGCAGACGAAAGACCGGCTAGAAGGCCTCAAGATCGAAACCCGGGCGGTCGCCGGCTTGTCCGATGCGCAGAAGAAGGCGGCTGACACGGCCAAGAAAGCAGAAGCCGATCGCCTCAAGAACTACCAGTCGCTCATCGATGCGGCCGAGCAAGCCGCGTTCGAAACGAACCGCGAGGCCCTGGGCCTGGACAAGCTGACGCGCAGCCAGCAGATGGCCATGGACCTGGACAAGGCCCTCACCAAGGGCAAAATTACCCTGACCGCCAGCGAGGAGGCCTACTACCGCGCCGTCATCGAATCGATCGGCGCCAGCGAGGACATGGTAAAGGCCAACGAAGCGGCCAAGAAGGCCGCTGACGAAGAGCGCAAGGCGGTGGAAGCGCTCGAGAACCAGCGCACGCAGTCGCTCGACGCCGCGCGCACCGAGGCAGAATCGGCCGAACGCCTGGTGGCCACTTTCGGCATGAGCGCGCAGGCGATCGAGGAGCTGACCATCGCCCGCCTGGAAGACCAGCGCGCGCAGCTGCTCGGTGCCGAGGGCAACGAAAAGGAAATCGAATACCTCACCCAGTTGATCGAGCTGAAACAGCGCAACGCCAGCGCGGTCGGCGAGCTCGAGGAGCTGCAGAAGACCCGCGATATGTGGGAGTCAATCGAAAAGACCGCACACGACACGTTTGTGTCCATCATGGATGGTGGCAAGGACGCCGCCACCCGGCTGAAGGACACCTTCAAGAATATTTTCTTCGACTGGCTGTACCAGCAGACCCTCAAAAAGTGGATCATCAATCTGCAGGGCAACGCCACCATGGGCGGGGGCGGCCTGTCGTCGCTCGCCGATATGTTCGGCGGCGCCACCGGTGGGGGATCGTCGGGCGGTAGTGGGTTCCTGGGCGGCGCGTCGAATCTCCTCTCGATCGGCAAGACCATCTATCAAGGCTTCACCGGCGGTCTTATGACCTCGTTGGGCACCACCATCACGAACCTGGGAACCACGTTCGGTTCGGCGGCGGTGGCTGAGTTCGGCGCGGGCATGTCCGGCGTGGCGGGCAGCAACCTCGCCGCCGGCACAGCCGCCAGCGCGGGCGCCACCTCGGCCTCGGTGATCCCGATCATCGGCTGGATCATCGCGGGCATGAACGCTGCCAATGGCTTCTTCAAGCAGGGCTTCGACATGCAAAACGGCACGGTCAAAGACCCGCTGGGCCTCGGCTCGGGCATTAAGCTGGTCGACAAACTGTTTCGCGGCATCGGGCTGTCGAACACGGCCGCCAACATCTTCTCTGGCCAGGCGGTTTTCGCCAAGCTGTTCGGCCGCGCTAACCCGGTGGTGGAGTCGTCCGGCCTGCGCGGTGAGTTCAACAGCGGCGGCGTGATGGCGCAGAACTTCTACAAGATCCTGGAGAAGGGCGGCGTTTTCCGCTCCGACAAGCGCTACGAGGTGACGCAGGGCGCTAACAGCGAATTCGGGCAGATGCTCACCGAGACCTTCGCGGCGCTGAAGGGCTCGGCGAAAGACCTGGGCGCGGCGCTGGGCGTGTCCACCGCCGGCCTGGACGACTTCCGCTACGCGTTCGACATCACGTTCTCCAAGGACAAGGAAGAACAGCAGAAGCAGATCACCGACCTGCTGTCGGGCCTGGGCGACTCGCTGGCGAACACCCTGGTGCCGAACCTAGCGCAGTTCGCCGCAGAGGGCGAAACCGCCGCGGCCACGCTGCAGCGGCTCGCCACGAACGCGGCCGGCGTTAACCAGATCCTCCAGATGCTGGGCGTCGACGGCATGAAAGCATTCGGCGCGGCATCGATCGAGGCGCGCGAACGCTTGCTGGCGTTGACCGGCGGGGTGGATGCACTGGCGCAGCAAACCAGCTTCTTCGCGCAAAACTTCCTGACCGATGCGGCGCGCATGGCCCCGGTGCAGAAGCAGGTCACCGACCAGCTGGCCGCCCTCGGCTACGCGGGGGTGAAGACTACCGACCAGTTCGCCGGCGCGGTGATGGACCTGGTGAACGGTGGGGGCTTGGCCACCGAGGCCGGCGCGCGGACGTATGCGGCGCTGCTGGCGCTGGCGCCTGCGTTCAAGCAGATGGTGGACTACACCGAGCAGGCGAAGACGGCCGCCGAGGCCGCGGCTCAAGCCGAGAAGGATCTCGCGCAGGCGCGCGAGGAGGCCGCCGAGGAAGCCCGACAGGCCGCCGCGCAAGCGCTGCGCGATACGGCCAACGATATGTTCGCGCTCCTCCAGCGTTCGGTGAACGCCCGGAAAGATGCACTGGCGGCCGAGTTCGACGCGCTGATGGAACGACTGGGTGCGGCGATCGAGGCCCAGCAGGACAAGGTAACCCGCCTCTCATCCCTGCAACAGGCGCTGGCGGGCACCACGGTGGGCGGTGCCAGCGACCAGCAGCTGCAGGCCGGCCGCGCCAAGGCCCAGGCCGATATCGCGACAGCGCTGGCTATCGCCAAGGCTTCGGGCGTGCTGCCCACCTCCGAGAGCATCAAGGACGCGCTGGCGGCGGTGAGCCGCGACGCCGGCGACCAGTTCGCCACCCTGGTGGACGCACAGCGCGACCAGCTGCGCACGCAGAACAACATCGAAGAACTCGCGGCCATCACCGGGCGCGAGCTGACCACGGCGGAGCGTACTCTGGCATCGCTGGAGTCGCAGCGCACGGCGGCGCAGAACGCCTACAACGCCGAGATTGCCCGCCTAGACGCAATGGTGGAGAAAGCGCAACAGCAGCTCGACGCCATCAACGGCGTGCGCACCGACGTGACGAGCATTCCGGCGGCGTTCAAGGCCTTCGCCGACTCCATTCTCGCCGCCCTGCAAAATCAGGTGATCGCCTCGCAACCTAGCGTGACGCCCACAACGCAGATCGAAGCCCTGTACAACAGCATCCTGGGGCGCGCCAGCGATGCGGCCGGATTGAAGTACTACCTCGACCTGTACAACGCCGGCGCGAGCCTGGCGAACATCGCGCAGGATATTCGCAACAGCGCGGAATACCGCGGCGGGCTTTACACTACGCAACAAGCCGGTACAATGGGCAGTGGCGACAACAACCTTGCTGCTGCGGTCGAAAACCTCTCCACGCGCTGGGCGAAAATAGAGGGCGCCCTGGTGGAATCGGCCACCGCTACCACCCGCATGTCGTCACAGATCGATCAAGTGACCTCCGGCGGAAATGCGATGCGCACCGAACTCGCATAAGGAAAACGATGGAATACAAAAGCGATGTAGTGTTTGACCTCGAGGGCAATGTAGTATCCGGCGCCATCGTGCTGGTGCTCGCGGCAGATGGCCAAACCGAGGCAGTCATCTACGACGCGGCCGGCGCGCAAATAGATAACCCGCTCACCACAGACAACCTGGGCGGGTTCGGTTTCGCTGCCCCCAACGGCAAGTATTTTATCCAGGTGTCGATCCAGGGACAGGTGTTCGGTACCCGCGGCCCCATCTCGTTTTTCGACGGGTCCAATGCGGTTAGCGCAGCCGACTACGCCACGTTGCAAGACGCGCTGGACGTCGGGGGCGGGGTGATGCTGAACGGTGGCGAGTACGAGATCACCAGTACGACGCAGATCCCTAGTAACTCCACCCTGGTGGGTCCGGGCACGCTCAAATTCAGCTCCGCGGATTTCACCGCCACGACCAAAACGCTGGGGCCAACGTCCGTTGTTCTGTCGCTGGAAAATGTGCAAAACGTCACCTTGCGTGACGTAACAATCGAGGGTACTTGCGGCGTCAATGCCTGGTCGTACGCGCTTACGGTTCGGGGCGCGCAAAATATCCACCTGGAGAACGTCGAGATTTCCGGTTTGAATGCCGGCGCGTGCATCCTCGTCGACAGCAGCACCGACGTGTGGATCACGAATCCGCACCTGCACGATTGCACGCTGGACCGAAATATCAGCGGCGGACAGTTGACCGGGATTCTGACCGACGATTTCCGCATTGGCGGCGTGGCCACCGAGCGCCTTTTCATTATCTCGCCGGACATCAAAAAGCTGTGGTGGACCCCGGCGTTTCTCGCCGCTTACGGTCCGCAGACGGACGGTATCAACATCAACGCCGGTACGCGGTTCTACCAAATCGATAACGCGGTGATCGACGAGGTGGGCGAGGGCATCGACACGTTCGGCGAAGACGGCACGATCAACTCCCCCATCGTAAGTCGCGCGCTCGGCTTCGGGATTAAGTTCATCCATGGCGCGTCGCGCAACACCCTGAACACACCCCGTGTGGATCGCTCCGGCCTGGGTGGCATCGTTGTATCCGGCAGCGACTCGGTGACGCAGAACACCGACAGCAACACCATCAATTTTCCCGTCATCACGCGCGCCGGCTACGACCCTACGGGCCATTGGGCGCAGCCTACCTACGGCATCGGCATCAACAACGACGGCGCGACATACAAGGCCACGAACACGCGCGTGCGCGAAGCGCGGGTGCTGTCGAGCCCTGACGCAGACGGCGCATTCCAATCGGCTACTAGCGGCGTCGGCAACGTATACGACCGATGCGAATCTGACGGCACTGCGGCAGTAGAGTACCTGGGCAGTGGGGCGCAAATTCATAAGCGCAGTGTGGTGTCCACGGCTACCCTGGCGAGTGGCACGGCAACAGTGGCGAACACCAGCGTGACGGCCAATACGCTGGTGTTCCCATCCAGCCAAAGCGCCACGGTCACGGGTGCCTTGCGTGCTGTGGTGACGGCGGGTACGGGCTTCACGATCACCTCCAGCAACGCAAGCGACGCCGGACTGGTCGCTTACCAGATCTCCGAGGCCGGATAATGCCCATCGTTATTAACTACGTCGTTCCTGAGCCAACCCTGCCGACGTACGCCCCGGTGTGGGAGGATGACGACGCGTGCAGCATCCTGGTGCCGCTCGACGTGCTGTCGATGGACCCCTCTCTGGTTACGATCACCGCCGGCGGCGTGGCGCTGCCCGAAGACGCCGCGCCGGCATGGTCGAACACCGACACGTATGGCATTGGCGACCAAGTGCACCATCTGGCGACGCACCGGGTGTACGAAAGCCTGAAGGATAACAACATCGGGAAAGACCCGACCGTGTTGGCCAACCGAGTCAGCGCCGCCGGCGTCGGCACCTGGTGGTTGGAGGTGGGCCCGACGAATCGCGCGGCCATGTTCGACGGACTAGTCAGCAGCAAGACGTATGCCGACAGCCCCCTGGTGATCAAGTTGCGTCCGGGCGCCTTCAACGGGTTCGCGCTCTTCGGCATCGAGGCCGATCAGTACTCGGTGACGGTGAAGGACGCGCCGGGCGGCAACACCATCTACTACCAACCGTTGACCTCGCTTGATGCGTCGACGCCGGGCGATTATTACGAATATTTTTTCAGCCCCTTCAAACCCCTGACGCGACTGGTGCGGACGGACATAGAACCGTACGGCTCTGCGGAGATAACCCTTATCCTTACAAAGGCATCGGGGCAAGTCGGCCTAGGCATGTTCGCTATTGGCGATATGAGGCCTATCGGCATCCCCCAGCGTGACGCCAGCGTGGAGCCGATTGACTACAGTTACGTAAAAACCGACCAGTACGGCAACAGCACGGTGCGCAAAGGGGCCGTGGCCACGGGCATGTCCATCACTACCAAGATGGACAAGGAACTTGCCGGCCTGGTGCTGGACACCGTGCAGCAGGTGCTCGGCACGCCGTGCGTGGTGGTCGGCAGCAAGGCCCAATACTATGAATGGATGACCGTTTTCGGCCTGATAAGCGGTAGAATGTCACCGGCCGATTACCCATTTGCAACACTTAGCATTACCGTGAAAGGTTTAATCTGATGGCACGCACCGCACCGCCTACTCCTCTTGCGCCACCGACACCGCCGATCCAGCGCGGCGACCGCGCCACGTTCTCCGATCGCGTTGACCAAACGATTACGTACCTGACGGCCGCGCCAGCGGACATCTACGGCATCGCTACGAACGCATACAACAACGCGGTGGACGCGTTCACTAGCGCGGACAACGCTGCCACCAGCGCCACCAGTGCGGCTACCAGCGCGGGCCAGTCCAACGGCTACGCGCAAACCTCGATGACCTACCGGAACGAAGCGCAGACCTTTCGTAACGAGGCCGAGGCATTCGCCCAGTCGACGCAGAACTACGCCGGCGCGCTGACCGCGACCAGCACTACATCGCTGGTCATCGGTGTGGGCAGTAAGACTTTCACCGGGGCCGGCCTGGCCACCAAACAGTTCGCGGTGGGGCAGACGCTTAAGGCGGTGAACCAGACGAACTCGACCCAGTGGATGGTGGGCACCGTCACCGCGTACACCAGCAACGGGGCGAGTTCATCGCTTACCTTGAACGTCACCGATGTGAACGCGGCGGCGAACGGCAACACGGTGGCCAACTGGTCTATCGTACTGAGCGGCGAGAAGGGCGCCCAAGGCGCAGCCGGCGGCATCACCGGGGGCAGCGCCACAGGGGCGATCAACCTGCGGCGGGCCAACGACGTGCCCGTATCGGCAACGCCCGATATCTGGAGCGGCGCCGGCAACACCGTGGTAATTACCGGCGACGGCACGATCAGCAGCTTTACCGACGCCCCGCAAGCCGGCGCGCAACGCACGTTGCTGATTGAAAGCACGGTGACATTTCAGGAATCGGGAACACTGGCGGCCTACGGCGGCACGCAGACCATGCGCACGGGCGACCTGGTGGACGTGCTGGCGCTGGGCGCGCAGAATTTCCGCGTTACGTTCCGCAAGCGCGACGGCACGCCGGTACAGTTCAACCAAGGCGCTTTCCACAATCTGCGCGTGTTCGAAGCTTCGGGGGTGTTCACCGCCACCAAGACGGGCTGGCACAAGATCACGGTGGTAGGCGGATCTGGCAGCGCGGGCGGGGTCTCCACGACCGCAGGCAACTCCGCAGCGGCGACGGGCGCCGGCGCGGGCGGGTTCATCAGCGGGATGCGGTATCTTACCGCGGGCGTCTCCTACGCGGTAACGGTCGGTGCCGGCGGCGCGGGCTTCACCTTGGCCGCCAACACCACCCAGGTGAACCAGAACGGCAACGACGGCAGCGCGTCATCCTTCAGCGGTGCAGGCATCACCACGATGACGGCGAACGGCGGAACGAAGGGACTGTACGCGCAGGGCAGCAATACCGCCGGTTCGCCAGGTGGCACGGCTACTGGCCTGTCTAGCGACCTGATTGTCGCCGGAGGGGCCAGCGGCGCCGCGCAGTTGCAAGGCAGCTGCCTTGCGGCCTCCGGCGGCGGGGCGGTGGGTATCCGGGGCGTGGGGTACCAAGGCGGCGACGCGATCACCACGGCCACGGGCATGGTGGCCGCCGCCGGTGGCGCGGGTGTCGGCGGCCGGGGCGGTATCGCTACGGCTTCCACTACCACGACCCTCTCGGCCGGCGGCGGCGCAGGCACGGCGGCAACGAACGTGACGAACAAGACGGCGGTGGCCGGCGAGGCCGGCGCGAACTATCGAGGCCAGCCCAACGGCGCTGCAGCTGCTGCAATGCCCCACGACCTGGACAGCGCTACCGGGGGCGGCGCGGTCCCCACTACCAGCGGCGGTTCGCCTACCGCCCCGGCAGGTGGTGCAACCGGGGGCCACGTTCAGACGTCGGGCGTGGCGACCAGCGGGGCCCTGGCGGGGGCGTTTGCCGGCGCGGGCGGGTACATCATGGACGGCGCCGTGTCGGGCGCCCCCACCGGGCACACTGGCGGGGCTTTCGGCGGCGCCGGCGGGGGCGTGGTGGCGCGCACCAGCTCGGGTAGTACGCGGGCAATCACGGTACCGGCCGGCGCGGCTGGAGGTGTATGGATCGAATGGTAAAGGGGAGCGTATGCGGCAGCCGGTGCTAGGGAATTGGGAGAACGGCCACGACAACGTGGAAATCAAGAACATCGATATCCTGGGGGATGACGAGGAGACAGTCGACAATACTATCGTCGCCACCGAATGGTTCGCAGAACTGTGCTACGCGGGCCATTGGCGGGTGAACCCGGATTGGCTGGCCGCGGTCACCGCGCCGCCGCCAGTTGACGCGCCGGCCGAACCGGCCGCATAATCGGATTTCCATCCCTCAATAACTGAAAGGCAACACATGAACCTGCACATCAAAGAAGGCGAAACCGGCAACGGCAACCCGCCACCGAGCCGCCAGCAACAGCCGGTGCCGACCGAGAAAGATCCAGTCGATCAACCGGCCGACACGAAGTAACCATGTACCTCTACGCGTGCGCCGTTCTGTGGGTGATGGCCCTGGGCCTGAACATGCGCGACCAGCGCTCGCTAATGCTCGCCTTCCTCGTGGGGGCGAGCGTCATGGTTCCGGTGCCGGGCGATACTGCCTTGCACTTCTATTCCTTCTGCATCTCGGCCGAGATCCTGGTGGGCCTCTTCGCTTACCGCTCCCGCAGTTCCATGGGCTATCTTGTCGCCAATGTGTGCGCGCTACTTGTCATTACGCATGTATTCGGGTACGTTCTAAATGGCTCCGCGCCTTTCAGCCCCTATCGCGCCATCGTGAAAATTCTTGAGGTATTGCAGCTGGTGGCTTGCGTGGTGCTCTCATCTATTGCCGCGCCCATATTGCGAAACCGCCATGCGATACCGACTTAACGATTATGCAATGTCGCTTCTCCGCTTGTACGCAGGGGGCGACGCGATCGTGTCCTGGTACAACGCATTCCTAGACCCCCGCTCCGGGCTCTCCACCGTTGCCCGCACCGAGGACGGCGCCATGCTGCTGTGGATAATGGCCATCACCGGGGCCGTAATGGTCCTTGATGTTCTGATCAACGACCTGACACCCGACAGTATCCGCATCGCCGGCAAGCGATTCCGCCTGGCCTGGCAGCGTGCGTTCGAATACAGACACTTCCTTTTTGTAACCCTCGCTTTTTGCTACGCAGCGCAACCATATGTTGCCGCGAAGAGCGGTTTTGCTGTATCGTTAGTAATATTTTACTACTGGAACTCTTTCCAGTGCCTCGTCTTGGCTTTCTTCGACGCCAAGCAAAGATCAAGGAGCCTCCAGTGGCAAAGAGCAGCGCACAGCTAACGGCCGGGATCTGGATCTACGTCCTGCTCACCTGGTCTGTAGCGTGCTATGCCGCTGAATCGCGCACCCTTGCCCAAGGTCTAAGCACCATCCCCATCCAAGATATCGGCATCGTACTGGTGCTGGCCGTCGTCGGCGGCGTTACCGGCACCCTGGTGAAGCTGACGAAGAAAGACGTGGTGATCGTCAACATGGCACTTGAGATCGCCAAAGACACCATGGCCTCGATTGTCGTGGGCCTCCTGGCGTTCTTCGCCACAAACTGGTGGGAAGGCATCAACCTGTGGGCGCAGGCCGTGCTGATCCTCCTGGGCGGCTATGGCGGCAGTAAGGTACTCGACGTGCTGCTTGACGAGGGCGGCATTCCCTGGCTTCGTCTCGTATTCGGGCGGCTGTTCGGCCGCACCGCTGAACCCGTGAAACCCCGTGAGGAAACACCGCCATGATCGATGTCAAGGAACTGATTGCGCTAGGCGTGCCGCAGGACCGGGCGCGCGAATGGGAGGGCCCGCTTATCAGCGTGATGGCCGCCCACAAGATCAACTCGACGCCGCGCGCCGCGGCCTTCCTCGCGCAGCTGGTGCACGAGTCGAACGGTTTCCGCACGCTGGAAGAAAACCTGAACTATTCCGCCACGGCGCTGCATCGGCTATGGCCGGCGCGCTTCCCGAAGATCCTGGCCGAAGAGTTCGGCCGGGTGGAGGGGGAGGACGGACACCCGGCGAACAAGGCCATGATCGCGGCTATTGCCTATGGCGGCAGGATGGGCAACGGCGGGGTGGAAACCCTCGACGGCTGGCGCTTCCGGGGCCGCGGGCCTATCCAGCTGACCGGGCGCGACAACTACACCGCCCTCAGCAAGGCCCTGAACGTCGACCTGGTGAACCACCCCGACCGGCTGCTCGAGCCCGTGATCGGCGCCATGGCGGCCGGGTGGTTCTGGTCGGAGGGGAACCGCACCGGCAAGTCGCTCAACGCGTTCGCGGACATCGGCGAGATCGACCGTATCAGTAAGGCGATCAACGGCGGCGTTAACGGCCTTGAGCCTCGTAGATCGCTCTACGAGCAAGCCCTCCGGGTGCTGGCATGAGCATCCTGCCCACCTGGCCGATCGCAGCCGGCGCCCTTGTGATTGGCTTTGCCGGCGGCTTCGCTGTCGAGCATACGCGCCTCGGCGCGAAAATTGACCAGATGGTGGCCGACACTGCGGAGGCCGAACGCCAGCGCCAACTGGTGCGCGCGGATGATGAAAAGATCGCACGGGCGCAGGAGCAAGCGCTGTCGGTGAAAGCAGGAATAATTGAGCAGGAGAAGACAGATGCAATCGCTAAAATTCGTGCCGATAGCGCTGCTGCTATTGCAAGGCTGCAACAGCGCCCCGATCGTAAGCCCGCCGGTGCAGGTGGAGTGCCCGCGCCCGCCCCCGCTTGCGCGGGTTCCACTGGGGCCGAGCTATCAAGACCAGATGGGGAATTTCTTGCAGGGCTTGCTGCCCGCGCAGACGAGCACCGGGCAGCGTTGAATGCCTGTTACCGGGCGTACGACTCAGTAGAGAAGGCTGCCCAGCGCCCAGCACAGCAGGAAGAAAACTAATAGGTAGGCGGCCACCGAGTCGCCGGCCTCTTGCTCCTCGGCCCAGGCTTTGGCCTCGCGCCAACATGGTGGGTTGTTGTCGTGTTTCAATTGGCGACCTCGTAAATAAAAGAACCGACGGCGAGCAATAACATGGCAAACTGCATAAACTTCGCGGTATTTTCGCTGTCCGTACGGGCGGCGTAAATGAAGAACACTATGAGCGCAAATTGGTAGATTTTCACCGGGGCCGCTCCTGGTCATACTCTTCAAACAAGACTACTTCGGCGCAGTGATTGCACCAATAATGGTCTTTATCGGCATCGCAGTCCGGCGTCGATGGTGCCATTTGATACATTTCTCCGCCGCACTTCGGGCAGGGTATGGTTTCCGGGTAGCCCGGGTCATCGGCGCTCATCGCGTCTTCTCCTTGCCGGTCGGCCCGAGCTGGCGCCGCATTTCTTCCTGATCCCGGCGGCGCTCGAGCGCTTCCATCATCCGCTCCTGGTCCTCGGCACGGCGCCGAGCCTCTTCAGCGCTAACGATGCGCTTGCCGATGCTCATTTCGTTGGGTCGCATGGTTCCTCCAGCTTGGCGAGCAGCGCATCGGTGTACTCCACCGCGGCGCGCACGTTGTATTCCTGATCGTGCGGGTGGCTTTCCACCAGCTTGAGGAGCAGATCGCGGGCGAGGGCTTCGCGGCGCTGATCCCTCGTTTGATCTGTGATTGGGTCCGGCGTTATTCGAACTCGCATCACACACCCCCTTTCTTTTCTGCCGCCTGCTCGCGGCTGCGGATGGCCATGATCAGCGCGATGCCCCAGCCCAGTACGGTCCAGCCGAACAGCAAGTTGGTGACGAACACCGAGCCGCGGCGGCCGGGAACCGCCCACCACGTCGGGATAAGATAGAGGATGACCACCACGGCCAGCCAGATGAACGATTCCATTTTAATACTCCTGAGTAGTTTAATCGCCGAAGCCGATGGCCCGCGCCACCTCTTCAAGCTGGGTTTGTTCTTCGTCCGACAGCGTGTGTTCATAGTCCGTGCTGTCCAAAAACGTTATGCCCTCGCACGATACGACAAGGCGCATATACTGCTCGAGAAGGTGCTTGTAGTCGATCGCCATTTTCATACTCCAGGTGATGCGCCCCGAAGGGCGCGGGGTTGTTACAACGAACAGACGCGGCAGGTAGTGGCCCGCTTGAACTCTCGCAGCTTGCGGCCACTATCGAATTCCTTGGCCAGTGAATCAAGGTCAGCGGGCCAGGTGTCTCGCCCTGGCGAGCGGAAAGTGTGGCCCTGCTCGCGTTCGATCTCGGCGCCGCGCATGTAGATGACCGGGTATTTCTGATGCAGGCTGCGCCATTCGCCGAGGCGTTGGTAAGGGCACCACGCGCAGTCGGTGCGCTCGGGGATACAGACGCCGCGAGAATCGAGGTACTTCCAGACGTCTTCCTCTTTCCACCCCCATTCACGCATTGGGAAACGGATTTTCATATCCTCGCCGTAGATGCCGCGGCGCACTTCTTCATCGGCTCGCAGACCGACATACAGAGTAGAGTCGTCCGGTAGGCTTTCCATAAATGCGATGGTAGGCTCGATTTTCAGGATGCGCGTACACCACCTGGCGAACACGTTGGGCAGCATGTTCTGCTCGGCGATCAGGCCCTCGAGATCCGTGTGCGCCCGCACCTGGACGATCTCGGTGCCGAGCATATCCTCGAGCCGCTTCCAGTGGTCCAGCATCTCGGGCAATTCGTTGCCGGTGGTGTTGCAAATGAAAGTGTATTCGCGCGGTTCGACTTCAACGAGGCGCAACGCCAGCGCCGTCGAATCCTTGCCACCACTCAGGCCAACTACGTGCAGCGGGTCAGCCACGATAAGTTCCCCGCAAGCTTCGCAATTGCAAGGAAACTCGCCTTCGTGGCGATCCGCGCAGGAGGGGCAGTTTTTAACTTTCACGTCGTATCTCCGGTTTCCGCAGCGCCATGTGCGCTGCCCATGAACGTATAATAGCATAAGCCAAAGCCTATGCAAGCACTTTTTAGCGGTACCCTTTGATTTTCATCGCATCCAGCAAGATGTCCTGCACCTCGCGCTTCGTGTTCACCCGCTCGATCACCATCTCGTCAACGGTGTCCTTTGCGATGATGTTGTAGATAAACATCGATCGGTCGTGGCCGGCCTGCATCTGGCGGGTGGGGCCGATCCGCTCGATGATCTGCAGCCGGTTCTCGAGGTTCCAGTCGTGACCGAAGAACACCAGAATGTTCCCGCCGTCCTGCAGGTTCAGGCCGTGGCCTGCACTGGCCGGATGGGCGAACAGCACCGGGATGCGGCCGGCGTTCCAGTCCACGATCGTCTGCGGGTCCGCGTCGAGCTGGCGGCCCTTGGGAAACGCCTTGGCCAGCCGGGCCAGGTCCGACTTGAAGTTGTAGGCAACCAGCACCGGCATGCCGGCGGCCTCCTCGATGATCTCGTCGAGCGCGTCGAGCTTGGCGTCGTGCACCTCCACCCACTCCTGGCTCGTCTCACCCACGTAGGCCGCGCCGTTCGCCAGTTGCAGGCACTTCACGGTGCGCGCCGCCGCGCCGAACGCTTCCACCTCGTGGCCGGACAATTCCATGAACATGCGCTTCTCCATGTCCTCGTACTTCGCCCGGGCCTTGGCCGGCAGGTCGACGTAAATGTTGTGCACCACGGGCTCGCGCAGATCGAACCAGTCCTTGGCGTCGATGGTGATGCACAGGTCGCGCAGCGCGCGTTGTATCTGCTCCTGGGCGTATTCCTTCGGCGTCATACCGTAGCCGTCGTACGACTGGTTGAACCACCGATCGCGGAACGCGGTGAAGTTCTTGCCGAGGCGTTCGCCCTTGTCCAGGAACCAGATCTGCCCCCACAAGTCGGCCAGGCCGTTGGGCGAGGGCGTGCCGGTCAGTTCGTGGAACATGTCCACCTTGCAGTGGGCCACCTGGGCCAGTGCCTTGGCGCGCTGCGTGCCCTGCTTCAACCGGAAGCCCTTGAGCTTCGTCGACTCGTCGCACACCACCGCGCGGAACGGCCACGCGCGCTTGGCGTAGTGCTCGACGAGCCACGGGATTTGCTCGTAGTTGGTGGTGTAGATATTGGCGTCGTACTTCAGCGCGGCGATCCGTTCACGCTCGCTGCCCACGATCGGCATCACCGACAGGTGCCGGAGGTGGGCCCACTTGCGCGCCTCGTCCGGCCAGGTGGAGCGCGCCACCCGGAGCGGCGCCAGGACCAGCACCGGGCGGTTGTCGATCGCCTGACGCACGTCGATGGCGTTGAGCGTGGAGACGGTCTTGCCCATCCCCATGCCGGCCCATACTGCGCCGCGGTCGATATCGAGCATGTGGTCGGTGATAAGGCGGCCGTACGGGCGCGGGGTGAATACTTGGCTCAAGATACGTCCTTGATAGTGACCAGCGGCACGTGGTCAACGAACTGAACGTTCGTCACGAGCACGCCGGCGGATTGTTGGGCATCATGCAGCGCGTGCACGGCGTTGGCCAGGCCGATCTCTTGCTTCAGCACCTCCGCGCCGGCCAGGAGCACATCGTACGCCGCGGTGCGCTGGCGCAGCTGGTCGGCCAGCATATCGCGCTCGGCCGTGAGCGTGTGCACCTGGGCATTCAGGGCGGCGATCTGCGCCGCCAGCGCCAGCCATTGCTCGTTCATGCCGTCACCCGCTGGCGCTGGGCGCGCATCTGGTTCAGCAGCTTGAGGGCGTCGTCGCGCTCCTGCTCGGCGATCGCCTGGGACGCCTTGGCCTGCTCCACCTGCTTGCGCAGGTCGATGTTCTGCCGGCGCAGGCCGCGCATGTTCTCGTGGATCGTGTTAAATGCCTGGGTTACATCATCGACGTGTTCCATGATCGTTTCCTTTCGAGAGGGGTTGTTATTGGCTATTGCAGCACTTCGTCGACGCGTTCGAAACTGTCCACCACTTCCACTCGCTGGCCCATCTTGCGCATGCGTTCGTGCTCGCGCAGTTGGTGGGCCTTGGGCGGCACGCCGGGGGCCTTTAGCTCGATCCAGATGGTGCGGCCTGGAGACTCTCGTTGCATCTTGCGGGCCGGGTGGACGGTATCTTCCAGCCAACGGTGCCCCGGCAGCATCACCAGTCGATCCGGCGCCCCGGTGCGGCCGATCCATTTCACCTTGCGGCACTCGCCGCCCAGGGCCTTGACGCGCTTGACCATATACGCTTCGACGTCGCGCTCGCGGATTTCTTTGGCCTTGCGCGGCTTGGGCGCATCCGGCAGGAACTTGGGGATTTCGTGGGGGAGGATCATTTCAACGGCCCTTTCTATCCTGACGAATAATCCAAACAGCGCCGGCCAGGGCCAGCAAATTTACGGGCGGGGGAAATACGCCCAGGGCCGCCAGCGGAATGGCAAGTCCGGCTGTCCCAGGGAACTCGCGCATGGCGCGAAGCATAACCACCACGGCGACGAAGCACCCGGCGCTGCCCAGGGCCCATAAGGTAAGAAAAATCATTGGAATTCCAGTACGATGATTGTCAAGAGGCCGGCGGCGATGATCGGCACGAGAACGGCCAGGGTGGCAACAAGAAGGCGTTCGGTAATCATTTTGGATCTCCGAGAGGGGTTGGTATGTACGTATAATAGCACAAGTACCAGCCTATACTAGTCTTTTCTGTACCTTGTTGCTTCGAAGCCCGCAGCGGCCAGCGGCAACCCCTTGGCCCACTCCGGCACCGTGGCCATGAGCGACGCCAGGTGTTCGTGGTTCCAGTCGGTATGATCGGGCGCCTCGCAGATTATTTCGTCATGAACAGTTAGCACGATCTCGTACATCTCGGCCTCGATCGCCGGCATGTTCGCCGCCATGACGTCGCGCGCCACGGCCTGGGTGACGTTCTCCACCAGCTTGCCGCCGTAGGTCGTGAGCCGGTCCCACTTGCGGCTATACTGATTGACGCCCATGTAGGTAATCACGGTGCGGCCGGTGTCTTCCTCGGCGATCGCCGCCTCGTCGGCTTCCCACTCGGCCAGCTTGCGCTTTTTCTTCTCCGGCACCAGCGCCGGCGAGGGGTAGCACAGTGCCCGGCCCGATGGCAAGACGATCCGCAGCCAGGCGCCATCCCGCCGCACGCGCAGCACGCCAACGATGAACGTCTCGCCCGGCCGGGTGATAGCGCTACGCACCGCCGCGTCGAGGTCGCGCCACAGCTGCACCACGCTCTGGTGGGCGTCGCGCCAGCCCAGCTTGAACGACTCGCAAGTAAGCCATGCCTTCTTCGACAGGCCCAGCGCGGCGTCCGGGTGGCGCCCCTGCTTCTGGTGCCACTCGTAC